CTGAATTGCAGGATAAATTTTCAGGGCAAGCTAAAGCTAGATTAGAAACTTATGCCGGCAAGATGGATTTATTAAGGGGATCTGCAGCTAGAGCCTCAGAAACTATCGGTAAAGGTTTGATAGATGCTTTAACTGCTTTAGGTAAAAATACGAGCATAGCCGATACAACTAAGAAAATAGAAGGCTTAGCGACTGCTATATCAAATTTAATTGTAGGGCTTGGAGTACTTGGATCTAAATTATCTGATATTGGTAATAGTACCGGATTATCTAAAGTATTAAGTTTTCTTTATAGAGGTTCTCCTATTGATTTATTAACTAGGGCTGGAGCTAGTGCTAGCGCCAATATGAACGCTCCAAAATCTAATTTTGAATATAGTTTAGGTACCGGTGCTGCTTCTGAATTGGCCAGAATACAAGAATTAAAAGCACGTAAGGCTTTAATAGTTCAACTTAAAGCAGAAGAAGCATTAAAGAAATTAAAAGATAAGTATGACGTTGAGCGCATAGGCTTGATGGCTGCTCTTAATTTTGCTACCGATGAAGAAACTAAACTAAAAATAGCCGAGAAATTGGCTATCCTAGATGGCAACGCTGCTAAAGCTGCAGAGTATTTAGCTACTAGAAACGCAGAGCAGTCTTTAGAAGAGTTTGCCAAAAAAGCAGACGATGCAGGTACGATTTTAGTAGATGGTGCTTTAGAAGCTTATAAAAGATTAGCTTTATATGATCCGGTTAGAAACATGGCACCGGGTCAAGGCGGCGGTGGTGGCGGCGGTGGTGGTGGAATTACTACCAATGTGCCTAATGGTAATAACAGTTTATTTACTCAACCATCGGATACTAAAGGTTCTAACTATCTACCAGTAGAGGTAACTTTAGAGCTAGCACCTAATGCTGGAGAGTTTGGCCAGTTAATTTACAACTCATTTTTAATTAATCAACGTAATGGATTAGCCCAAAATTATGCCGGTGGTAATTTCTAATGGCTATTCCAACAGTTTATGCGACTATAAATTTCTCTACTGGTCCGGCGTTCGCTCAAGCCATGATTATAGGTACTGGTGTTTTTGGTACTAATGTGTTTGCAGATGCTACCGCAGTTATTGTAGATGTATCAGACCAAGTTAATTATATTAAAACTCAACGCGGCCGTAATTCTTTATCTGACCAATTTCAAACCGGTACTTTAAGTATGAGAATTATAGATCAAAATGGAGATTTTAATCCGCTTAACGTATCGGGACCTTACTATTCTCTTCTTACTCCAATGAAAAAAGTACAGATTACAGCTTCTTATAATGGTACTTCTTATTTTTTGTTTTCTGGATTTATTACTTCTTATGTAAATACTCAGCCTAAAGATGCTCAGGAAGTAGCCTATACAACTATTACAGCAGTAGATGCTTTTAGATTAGCAAACCTAGCTCAAATTACTAACGTGACAGGCGCTACCGCAGGAGATTTGAGCGGTACCCGAATAAATCAAATTCTGGACGAAATAGACTGGCCTACAACCATGCGCGACGTAGATGCAGGTTTAACTTATTTACAGAATGATCCGGGCGTAATTAGGACTTCTTTAGCTGCCATGCAAACCGTAACAGATTCCGAGTACGGTGCTTTATATGTTGCGGCCAATGGAAGTTTTACTTTTCAAGATCGTACAGTAACTGCATCTTCCATAGCAGGCACTCCTACAGTTTTTAAAGATGATGGCACTGCTATATCTTATGCTAATGCTGCGTGGCTTTTAAATGATGCCTTAATATTTAATTCTGCAAGCGTTAGTAAATCTGGCGGTACTGCTCAAACTGCTAGTAATGCAGCTTCTATTGTTAAATACTTTTTACATTCTTATTATTTAAATGATTTACTTATGCTTACCGATGCCGAAGCTTTAGATTACGCTAGGGCCTACGTTGCAAGTCGCGCAGAAACTACGATCAGATGCGATTATTTAGAATTAGATTTAAATACGCCTAATTATAATTCAGGGATCATAGCTGCTATGGAATTAGATTTTTTTGACCCTATATCGGTCTCTACTACTCAGCCGGGCGGATCAGTGATAACCAAGACTTTACAAATCTTCGGCGTGTCTTATGTCATAGCTCCGGGAGTATTTAAGACCGTATTTACTACACTTGAGCCTATAATTGATAGTTTCATAATCGGGACCGATTACGGAATTTTCGATCAAAACGTACTTTCATACTAAGGAGATCTAATGGCAACATTCCCAGCAGTTACCGGCGACGTTTTGACTGCCGCGATTTTTAATGGCTTACCAGCCTTTACAGTACAAACAGCTAAAACCGTAGATTATACGGCCGCTAGCGGTGACGAATATCAGCAGCTTATACCGATGAATAAAGCAACAGCCATAGCATTTAAGATACCAACAGATGCTACTTATGCTTTCCCCGTAGGCACAGTTATTACAGTATTAAATATCGGTGTAGGTACTTGCACAATTAGCGCAGTAACTCCCGGCACTACTACAATATTAAGCGCTGGTGCTACTGCTGCATCTCCAACCCTTGCACAATATAAATCAGCAGCAATAATTAAAACAGCTGCTAATACTTGGTATGTAGTAGGGGCTATTGCATAATGATCGGTAACATGATTGCAGGTTTAACAGGCATAGGAGTACCACCGGGTCCAGATGTAACTGGTGGAACTTTATTTACTAGCGGTGGATATAATTATCGATTATTTACTGGTAATGGAACTTTAACAGTAAGTAATGCAAATGTTACTGTAGATGTATTAGTAGTAGGCGGTGGCGGCGGAACTAATCCTTACGGTGGAGGCGCAGGTGCTGGAGGATTATTATATTTTAGCTCTCAAACTTTAAGCCCTGCAGGTTATACAGTTACATGTGGTGCTGGTGGTGCTACTAATGCAAATGGTGGAGACTCTCAATTTGGTAGTTTAACTTTAGTTAAAGGCGGAGGAAAAGGCGCAGGTTCAGATGGAACTGGCGGAAATGGTGGATCAGGTGGCGGCGGTGGAATGTGGTCGGGAACGCCAGGTGCAACTATGCCTGGTGGATCGCCTACTAGCGGTCAAGGTTATGCAGGTGGTTCAGGTGATCCTGCAAGCAACTCTCCTGCAGGCGGTGGCGGCGGAAAAAACAACGCTGGTGGCAATGGTGTTTATTCTGGTGGTGGTCAAGCAGGTGCAGGCGGTCAAGGAGTGCTTGATTATTCAACATGGGGATCTGTAACTGGAACTGGACAGCTTGTATCAGGAAGTTATTATTTTGCTGGCGGCGGCGGCGGATCTTATTATGCAGTAGGTACTGCAGGTGCAGGAAGTAATGGCGGCGGTGCGGCTGGTGTTAATGCGGCTGTTACCGGAAGTGGTAACGCTGGAACAATTTATACAGGTGGCGGCGCAGGCGGTGGTGGATCTTCTGCAGGAGCAGCTGGTGGATCTGGTGTAGTTATTGTGAGGTATGCAGTATGAGTCATTGGGCAGAAATTGATAAAGATAACAAAGTTATTCGTGTGCTTGTTGGCGATAATAATGATCCAGCAGGTGATGAAGGCTATCAATGGTTAATAGATAATCTAGGTGGTACTTGGATTAAAACTTCATATAATGGCAATATCCGCTATAACTACGCTGGTATCGATTATTCCTATGATGAAGATTTAGACGCTTTTATACCGCCTAAGTGTCATACAGAAGCTGTGCTTAATGCTAAATGCCTATGGAATTGCAGTAACTCGAAACATGACCTTACTTTCAGCTAACGGCTGGGTAGCTTCTAAAGATCCGAACGAAATTGGAATTAAGAGCTATCCAGTACCCGGTACTAAATTAAAAATTAAATGCGCCGAGCACGTTGCCCCTTTATTGGTTACCTTCGCGGCCGAATTTAATCAACATATAGAGCCAATAGACGGTGGCCCTTTAGATGACTGGTCTTATTGTTTTAGGCAAGTTAGAGGATCTGCAGATAAGTTAAGTAATCATTCTTCCGGTACTGCGATAGACCTTAACGCTACTAAACACCCTTTAGGTCATGCAGGTACTTTTACTCCAATGCAAACCGTGTTAATACAAGCACTGGCTAAAAAATACGGTCTTAAATGGGGTGGAGATTACAAGAATAGAAAAGATGAGATGCACTTCGAAATAGATTTAACGCCGGAGAAAGCCTCTGCGTTAATAATCAAGTTAGGACTAAAACATGAAATATAAACAGATGTTTTTATCATGGCTTAGGGCTTCGCTAGCTTCGGCTGGCGC